GGATCCTGTTGTTCCTTGTATGGCACTACTTCCATGACCGGGGGTAGGCGGGGTCATCGACGCTATGAACAGCAACAGGCCTGTTAGTGCACTCAGCAACAGCTCGCGCCGCAGCGACAGCCCGTTCGTATGTGACCCACGAGGATGCATCCTCCTTGGATTGGGTGAAACTAATTCCTTTACCAGGGCCGTAAACCGCCGTAACCCAGCGATCTTCGACCATGACGACATAGCGCGTCATTGCTCTTAAGTGACTACTGTGTAAGCCTAAAGCCTGCGGCAGTCAGCTGTCGGTATATCACGAAACACAACTGAGTCTCATGCGTCAGTTTCTGACACTTTGCCCTCTTGCTTGGAGCGCATCCGCCCCTCCACTCGCCGCTTCACCGAATCTCTCCACGCCGCCTCATCCGCCTCCTGCGCACTTTTGTACTCAGACGACCTCAACGCCAAACCTGCGTACACCAGCTCCCGCAAGTACGCCGTAACCTTCTTGCCCTCTTGGGACGCAAGATTCTCCGCCAACTTGTAGCGATTGGGGTCAATTAGCAGCTGGCAGTAGTACTTGTTTCCGTGGTTCAGGGGCATGGCCTGCGGTCTAGTCTGCTACACAGTAGCATACTGCGTCACAGTAGTCTCACCACCGCACATCGTCATCCACCCGCTTGCGCCACGCATTGGACTGCGCCACCCGCGCCCCACCCCTCTGCTTGGAACACCCCTTACGCACATCCCGCGCCCACTCCAAAAACGCCGCAGCCCGCTGCAAATCCGCCGTCTTCGCCCCACGAATCTCCCGCATCAACCACTCCATCACCAACTCTCTTCCCGTGCGGGCTGGACTCATGAGACGCAATCTGAGACTCGCATCACCGACTGTGGGCGATGCTCAGGACAAAGCTCCAGTGCCTTCATCCGTGCGGAGAAAGCATCTGGAGCAACAACGAAAAGATCATGAGTACCACCGTGACGCGTGTGCATCCGAACGCGGTACTCAAAATCCTCCTGAGTCACTTGGCCTCGTGCCAGCTATCCCCGACCTTAGCGTCGGCTACAGCTGGAATTCCATCTAACCAACGCGCTTCGGCTTCTTCCATCACGGCCTTAAGTTGCGCCGCCCACGTTTCAGCGTGCTCTTCTTTAACCAAAAGAATACATTCGTCGTGAATTACTCCGGCTAAGCGCACAACATCTTCCCCATCTGCTTTAAGTAGTGGCCACAGTTTGCCTAATGTAAGCTTCAAAACTGCGGCACCCGCCGATTGGATCGGGGTGTTACATCTTGTTGTAAGTTTATTGTTCTCGCCCGGTAAAAACCGCCGGAACCCCGAAACACGTGTGTAGATCGCAGGATTTGATGAAGCCGCATCAACCGCTGCAGCATTTTTGCGCTGCCATGCGGAGATGCCTTTATATGCAGCGTGGAACTTTTGCCGCACCTCCGCAGCCTCATCAAGATCCATCCTGATACCCATTGCTGCTGCATAGTTCCGTAGCCCCTTTGCTCCAGAGCCGTACAAAAGCCCGAAATTAGCTGACTTTGCAATCTGGCGCTGCTCTTTTGTGACCTCACCCTCATCCACCCCGTAGATCTGCATCGCTGTCAGCGTATGGAGGTCTTGCCCCTCTTGAAACGCCTGGATCATTAAAGAATCCTTGGCTTCTGCGGCAGCAAGCCTTAGCTCCATCTGAGCGTAATCTGCAACAACAAATTTCCAGCCTTGCGGAGCCTGTACGCATAAACGAAAACGAGGATCTCTAGGTACTTGTTGAAGATTTGGCGAAATACATGACATACGCCCAGTATCTGCGCCTAACTGTAAATAACTAGCTCTGATAAATCCATCATCACTCAAATTTTTAAGCGAAGTCTCGGCCATCTGCCGCCGCTTCTCTACTTTTTTCCACCGGAGGTAGTCAGCGACAACATGGTGATCACCAACATATTCCTGGAGCGCCGAACGACTAGCACTAGGCTTCCCGTTTTTCATATCCATCGGCGGCTCACCCAACAAAGCAGTGAACTTTTTAAGCAACTGTGCCGGACTATTGAGGTTAAAAACATTCGGGTCCGGTTTCTTACCTTTCGGCCCCGGCTTCGTCTGGTACAACAACTTCCCATCAAGCCCTCGATGGAGCTTGTGCTCTGGCGGAAGTGCGGCATCAAAATCCTCGATAAACTTTTCACCTACCTCAATATTTTCAATATCAAGGTCTTCAATAAGCTGCTCCAACATCTTCTTATCGAACGGCAACCCAGTGCGCCAAAGCTGTGCCATCGCCGGCAACGCCTTACACTCCAGCTCCCACGCCGGCATCAACGCACCAGTCGCCATCCGCTTGGTGATCTGCTCCCACAGCTGGGTCAACACGACCACATCCTTAGCCGCGTATTCGATCTGCTCCACGCGCAAATCACCGGACCAGTCGCTCTTCTGCTCTTCCTTAGAAATGTCCTGACCGAGATAGCGATGCACAACGTGCTGGAGCCCGTGCTTCAAATTCGGCAGCCCGTTCGTCAAAATCCGACTAGCCAGCATCGAGCAGTACACCTTGCCCTCGGGATAAATCTCGTGCTCCTGGAGCCAACCGAGATCAAACACCGCGTTGTGCGCCAGCCATTGCCTTGGAACGCTGCAAAACTCTTCCAGTGTGATCCAGTCCTCATCACTGAAGCTCCAGCAATCCAGCACAACTGGAGGCTTACCGAAGGTCGCCAACTGCAAAAGGCGAAGACCACCGAACTTCGGCTGAAGCCCAGTGGTCTCAACGTCAAACGCAACAAATGAAGCACCATCGAGCGTGTGGAGGTGCTCGATGCCTTGGAGGATAGTCATGCCTGGTGGGGCGTGTACCCTACTACTCTAGCATGTCCTCCACCTCCCGCGCCGAGCTCAGCACTGCTGCCGCGAGTGTCCCACCCTCGGGAAGTCCCAGCAAACACCGCTTGTCCCAATGCACACAGCACCGACACGGCCCCCCATCCTTCTGGGGCTTGTAGCTTTGCCGAATCCTCTCCATGCGAATCTCCAGTAACCCCGCAGCACTGGAGCGATAGCACTTCATACACATCACTGAGTTGGTTGTTTGTTTGCCGCACTGCTGGCACGGCCTGCTGTTGATCGAAATAGCCATCACGAAAAATGAACTCGTAAAAATCCAGGTAAACGCCGAAGAAGATGCCTACGAGAGTGCATTGCAGCTCCCTGCGGCAGCTCTACCTCAACAGTAAAAACAGAGTACCCGCAATTAGAACATTTTCTTTTGCGAAGTATTGATTCAGCGGTGTCGTGGCAAGTGCGATCCACATCAATCCGCTCGTGATCACAATTAGCGCACCGCATCAGTCAACCCAGCTCCAAGCGATCCTTTTACAAATACGCCAAGCGTGCTTTGGATCAACATCAAACTCATCCGCGAGTTTTCGGTAAGACCATCCTCCTGCTTGTAGTCTGCGCATTTTCTGTACAAGTTCTGGCGTAAGAATCGCGGCGAAATTTTCCTCCCCGCGTTTGAAAGGTTTAGTAGTAACCATGAGTCAGTAGCAGTCAGTTGTTCCAATGCCGGATAACTCCCGCGCAAATGAAAATGTTCGTAGTCATGTAAGCCGCCAAGATAAAAAAGCGCACCAGTGCAACCTGATCAGCGATCCGATTGTGCTGGTGCGCCTTCTCACCTAACGCCTTGGCAACAATCCGCCACCAGTGCCGCATTAGTCCAGCTTTAGCGTATTCACCAACGCACAGCGATCTTCGGAAGAAAGTCGCTGTATTGCATCCTTTATGGCTTTAAGAAACGCCCAAGTAACATACCCAGGAAAAAATAACGCTAGTAAACCAAGTAAGGCATACAGGCATCGTGTTTGCAAGGAGGTTGACGCCCCAAGTAAAGCCATGTGTTGTTGATCAGTCATTCTTGTAAGGTTCAGTAGCAAGCGTGTTAATCAGTCGGGTCAAATACCAGCGGGCTTTGCAAAAATCCTTGTAAGGATCTTCTTTAAGCCACGCCCGACTGACGTATTTGATGACCTGCCATTGCAGGCCACCAACAACAGCATCGGGCGCGTGCTTTACCCAGTCCTCAATCACGTCGATCACCTCGACGCGCCCAGCCGTGTAATGACTGGGCTGATTAACTGGATCACTCATCCCTTAGACCCCTGAACAGCGGTGTCGCCGTGATAGCGACCAGTCAACGCATAACTCCTACCGGGCAGCATCGACATCTTGTGGAACACAATCTGCGCAATCCGCATACCCGGCCACAACGCAACAGCGTGCAAAGACCTAGCGTTCTGTAGTTCCAGCGTCAGCCGCCCTTTGTAACCGGGGTCGATATACCCGGCAAGAAGATGCTCAATCCCCTCCCTGGCACGACTCGACTTGAGCGCCAACTGCCCCGCAACACAATCCGGGAAGTGGAACTCCTCCACCGTTTCTGCGAGAACGAATTGATGCGGCTGGAGCATGAACGGATTTTCCTGCGTATGCCCAGCAATGCTGAGCGGAAGTAACGCAGGCACCTTCGGCTCCTCAACCAACAGATTCTCACCGAGTCTCACATCGAGACTGGCAGGATTCACCAGCTCCACCTGGAACGGCGAGACCAAGCCCCGCCGCGCCAAGTTATGGATCTCGTGATCACACAAGACCCCACCCATCAGTCAGCCACCACAACAGGAACCGGCTGCTGGATCTGCACATGTTTCCAGGTCTTACCCCACTTGATGCAGTTGATGGTGGTTATGTGCACGCCAAACTCACGTGCAATCGCCCCAACGGTCTTACCACCAGCAGCCAGCTGGCGCTTGATCTCCAGCACCTTAGGCTCAGTCAATACCGCCACACCCCGCTGCCCCTTGCGGCTGGACTTACGAGTCTTACTTTGAGACTTGACCTTTTGTACGTCTGATGTACGTACAAGCTTCTCGCCAGCAGGCAGCGGAATGGTCTGCTTGGGCTTGGTCAGATCCAGCTGCACGTGCTGGGACGTCTCAAGCGCAAAGCGTGCTGCCTCAAGCGCCTTAGTGATTTGATCGAACTGGGATTCAGAGAGAACGTACATGCTCATGTGTAAGAACGGGTGCAGTGTAGTAGGCGATGGTCAGTTCTGGATCTCAAGCTTGATGGCAGCCTGGAAGTAACCAGCCACCTTGAGACGGCGGTAGACAGAACCGCCCTCCTCGCTTTGCTTGTTTTCAACGGCCTCGTAGTCGCGGCGAGCCTCCTCCAGCGAGGCCATAGTCTCGATGTTGAGCATGTTCAGCTCGCTGTCGGACAACTCCGAAAGCTTGTCCAGGTAAACCATCTTCCCGCCCAACAGGTAAGAGCGGTAGAAGGGCACCATTGCAGTTTCAGTCATTCGTGTTGGATCAAGTTCAGCCGAAGTAGTCGCGGCGACGCTCTTCGACCCAAGCATCGTACTCAGCTGGATCAGCAAACCTGTGCTTGAACACGTCCGGCACCTTTGTCGGGGGCTTGCGTGGAGCACTGCGCAACTCCCGTAGATCGTTGTCGTTGTAGCCCCGCGATTGGCGGTAGTAGTCGGCGTACCAGTCAGTCATGCGAAATAGTTGGGGTCTTGCTGGCGTATCTGGGTGAGATCCGTGAGTCTCAACTTGAGAATCTCGTGGATCGCCAGCTGTGCAAGTCGATTGGAGCTGATGGTGTCGCTGGTGGCAAACACGTAGATGAGGTGCCGGTAAAGCTGGGTCAAGGTGCAAACCCGGACCCAGTGCGTATCCCCCGGTATGGGCTCTAGACCTACTTCCCAGTCGTCGTAGTCGTCTTGGTTACGTAGGTCACGAGCTTCAGACGTCCCAATCAGACGTGTCGAGTGGAGCCCAGTCATCGACCCGCTCGGTGAGCATGGCCCGGAGTTCGGCATCGGTGGCTGGAATCAAGTCTTCATCTGAAAAGTAAAGGGTGCCTCTGCACAGGGCAGGCCCCCACTCAGCTGGCTCGAACTGCGTCTGCGGATAGCGCACCACCATGTCGTCAACAACGGCATCAACGACAAGGCGGTCACCTTCGAAACGGATCTCCTCAATGCTCTGTACCTGGCTCACTTGACCTCCTGTGCAGGTTGGTCGATCTGCAGCGCATCCATACGCTCATCCCAGGTCATCTTGAGGAACTGCTCCAGATCCAGAAGCCGCTCCAGTTGGGTCTCGTCGTAGCTGGTGCTAAACCCCCAGCCCTGGAACTGCTGAATCTTCTGCTCCAGCTGAATACGAGCCCAGCTGACAGAGAAGTACCAAGTGCTGAGCTTGTCGCGGTCAAATTTGACTGTGGTTGGATCGTGCATTGTTAATCAATAATACAGAGCCCGCCTCGACGGGCTTGCCCTTAGTGTTGCACACGGACAGCCAGCACGCAAGCCCCAGCTGTCGCGTTTCTTAACACGCGCTGGCTGGGGCGAACTCTCTAGTGTTGTGGCCTAGACCCTTTTTGGAGGAGTCTGGGCGATCCAGTAGAGGCCGGCTGCGGGAAAAAAGGCGGACACCGCGTGAGGACCCGCCACCGGCCACCCCTCTTGCTACGAGGCGTAGAAGTCGCCGAGCTTCAGCGGATAGCCATACGCATCAACTTCAGGCAGGGGGATGAGTTGCCACTGCACCACGTCGCCGTCAAAGTCTTCCCATGTGTCGCAGTCAGTCCAGCCACCTGCACATTTCGGATGGTGCATGGCCGGATACCAGTCGGAGTCCGTTTCCTTGACCCAGTACCAACGCTCTGGAATTAAATCAGTCATCGAGCTGCTCCAGTGCGCGGCGGATGGTGTCGGCAGCTCCTTCCTTGAGGTAGCCCCTGTCGAAACTGATGTGCAGCTCGTCAAGTGCCTGCTCCTTCAAGCTCGGCGGCTTGTGGCGGCGGCTGGCGCGGAGTTCCCTGCTCTTGATTCCCGACCACTTCCAATCCACCCACTCACAGCACGCCTCCAGCTCCTGGTCTGCGCCCCACGCGGCAGCGCGGGTGGCGAGATCAAGGAGAGCATCACCTTGCGCAATAGGTGCGCTGTAGAACTCGTCAGCCCACTGCTCTACCAGCTCTGGTGGTGGTGTGATGGGGTGTTGTTGATTAGTCATCGAGCTCCGCCTTGATGCCGTGCTTGAGAATCCACTCTGTTATCTCACCTATCTCGTCAGTAGCAACCAGCCGCTCTACTTGAACGCGAACGAGTTGATCGGGTTCAACAAGCAAGCGAACTCCTGTAACGGCTTTGTGCGAAATGCCCAAAGCATCAAGCAGCCCTCGTATTTCTTGGCTGTGGCCTGAAACGTAAGTCATTCGGGAAGCGCCTCCAGTGCGCGGCGGATGGTTGGCAATGCGTCAGAAATAGTGATGCAGTCACCCCTCATTATCGCGTCGTCTAACGCTGCCAGCGCCTGCTCCTTCAAGCTCGGCGGCTTGGGTCGGCGTGTGGCGCGGAGTGCGTTTGCACCAATATTGGGATAGTCATGCTGTAGCCACTCACAGCACGCCTCCAGCTCTTGGTCGGCGCCCCATTGGGCAGCGCGTGTCACAAGATCGGCAAACGCACCGGTCAACTGGTCCGGGTTACTGAGCCCAGTAGCCCCAAGCGGATTGAACGCCTGTTCAATCATTGATGCCACCAGTTCTTCTGGTGGGGTGATGGGATGTTGTTGTGTCATGGGTGATTAGTGGTAATGGTTACTGGGCTTCTGGTTCGTAAGGCTGCGGTACTACGGAGTGCATGGCATCGAGCAACATCTTTTCGTGCTGCTCGTAACCCCACTGGGCAGCGCACCTAGCGACGTACATCTCCTCGGGGCTCACTTCGCCAAGATCGCCGCCGTAATACTCCAGCAGCCACTGCTTTACCAGCTCCGGTGGTGGGGTGATGGGGTGTTGTTGTGTCATTACTTAAAAGTTTTTAAGTTAATTAGCTGACAGCTATAAAACACAGCTGCCGCAGCACCCAGGCGGGATTCGAACCCGCATCGCCCCACGCTGCAGCGTGAGTGCCGTCCTATCCGTTGGCTCGGACTGGGTGGATGGCCCAAGCGTGAGACGCCTCAAGGACGCACAGGGGCTTGGGCTCTGTGGCCCGATGCCGAGGCAGAGCGGGAACGCTTCTATTGTTGCACTCCTAGGGCTTCTGGCTGGTACTGCGTGAGCACGCAGACGTCAGCGCCTTGACGGAGTGCTGTTTCAACGACGTAGCGGAACTGCTTGTCCGCGTCGTCCGACTCCTCGATCTGGTACTCCTCGACCTCGTAGGCCATGCCGCGGCGGTACCAAGCCACCCGGACGATGGCCATCAGCTCGAAGGGGATGTCGCCGACCGTGTAGC